TAGTCAGCGCTTAGAGCGTCAATCGTGATCTGTGCGTCTATATGTCACGCAAAGCTAAAACATGCTTTGCGCTTGCGCTGTTCAAACTCATTAAGTCTCGCGACTAATCAGTGAACACGACAACACTTCGCTTGCGCTTCACGTATTACACTTCGCAGTGAATACGCTAATAACGCTAACAAGCTTTCTTGCAATCTACACGCGTGAAGCATGTAAACGCACAGAACAGATTTAATTGTCAAAGAACACACAAGACACGCGCGAATGAAACGCTGTCTCGCGATTGACTGAACTGTCTCTGTGTTGTCAGACAATCAATCAACACATGCACAATAGCACACTACGCACAGATAGCACGTTATTTCTTTATTCAACGATATCAAAGACTTGCGACGAAATTCGTAGCTTTTCGCGCATAGGTATTCGCACTTAGCGCACAAATCACAGTTTTTTGTCCCAGATCGAAACAGAGCAATGGAAACAGCGCTTTAGAGCGACGCACAGCGCTTGCGCGCACAGATCGCAGCACAGCAGCACAGCAGCGCTAGACGCTCTGTACGTGTCTCTGACAGCGCTATAGCGCTATGTCGTCGTCGTCGTCGTCGCGACAGCAAGCGACGCTCGACATACAGATGCATGGCCTCACAGAGACGCGATATTCATGCGCAATCGCAGCACAAAACTCCCGTCTATAAGCGACGCACAGCGCTTAGACTGTCTCTGTGCTGCTAGACGTCAAGCAATCTGCGAAAACGCGTCTAGCGATATTACGTTTTAGTGCAACGAAATTAAATTACGTTGCGTTTTACTGTAATCTCTATTGCGCGATTGCACGCGCGAAACCACATGCCATCGTCTGATTTCCCGCAAATCACAAAACAACGACGCTCGATCAATCGATTTTGTGTGAATGTGCCCGTCACCGCTCGCTCCGAGCCTGCCTGCCGACCTGCGACACGCGACCGCATGACCCATGCCTATGCATGTGCGCCGACGCCCCCGTATGCAGCACGCCACAGCATGTTGTGCCCCCGCATAACGCACAATATGTTAATTCACGCCCTTTTGCGTCGCGCCACAGTGATCATGCCTGCGCGTGTGTCGCCGTCATGTGACCGCTGCGCACAAAACCGCGACGCGCGTGAAGTCGCCGCTTTGTGACCTGCCGTTCAGTACGGTACAGGAAAAGTGATCGCGGGGGCACGGCTCGGCGCTTCTCCGAAAAATTGCAAAAAGGCTCTGATATGAATGTCGTCGGAAAAAAATACCAAAAACCCATCGATAAGTCGTCCTTGACGATCGTCTACCGTCCTTTGTCGTCGTTGCGCCCGTATGCCCGCAATGCCCGCACGCACAGTCCCGAGCAGATCGGCAAGCTGCGAGCATCGCTGGCGCGCTATGGCTGGACGACGCCGATCGCCGTAGCGGGTGACGACATCATAGCGGGCCATGCCCGTCATCAGGCGGCAACGGAAATGGCTCGGATAGGCCAGGCAGTCGCTCGCAACGCTGACCCGCTGTTGTGCCCCACTGTAGACCTGAGCGCGCTGAGCGACGCTGACAGACGCGCCTACATCATCGCGGATAACAGGCTGGCCGAAGATGCCGGCTGGGACATGTCGATGCTGAAGCTGGAATTCGCCGATCTGAGCGCAGCGGGCCTCGACATGAGCATCACCGGCTTCAATCTCGACGAGATCACTGACATTCTGAGTTTCGGTGATCCTTCGCCTGCTGATCCTGCTGATCCAGAGCTGACTGCTGAGCAAGATGCGTGCATGAGCGAGGCATGGATGCGCGCGATCCGCGACTGGATCGCCATTATCGAGAGCAGTGCGACGCGAGAGTGGATAAGCACGTCGTTTACGAAGGGAACGCTGGCCGTGCTCTATCTCCGCTCGCTGTATTTCGGCGACGAGATCCCGCGTGGTGCGTCTCTCGCCTATACGCCGAACCGTGTGCATACAAGCGCCGATCGCGGTCCGATCGTTGAAGCATTGCAAGCCGCACTGAACCCTGACGCGCACACGTTGCGCAGCAGCATAAGATGGGTCGCAGCAGAGAAGCCCTCGTTCGACAAGTTTATCGGAACCGCATCGCTGCCGATCCACAGCCGTCGTTTGCCGAATGACTTTCCTGCGCTGCTGGCGCGCGATCTGATCGACGAGTTCACGCCAGAGAATGGTGCCGTGCTCGATCCCTGCCACGGCTGGGGTGGTCGCTGCCTCGGTTTCCTGCTGAGCCATGCAGAGCGCTATGACGGCTACGATCCTGCGCCTGCGACGAGCAAGGGCGTCAGCGACATGTTCACCGATCTCTCTGCGCTGACGCCTGAGCGCAAGAAGATCGCGAAGTTCGTGCAGCGTCCGTTTGAGAGTGCTGCGTTGAAGCCTGCGAGTTACGATTTCGCGCTGACCAGTCCGCCGTATTACGACACCGAGAAATACGATGGCGAGCAGTCGTCATGGAAGGCCTACGGCACCTTCGACGCCTGGGTGAAGGGTTTTTATGAGCTGCTGATCAGCAAAGTCGCGCGCGCTCTGAAACCCGATAGTGTGTTCGCCTTGCAGGTCGGATCGCAGACTTACCCGTTGAAAGACACCGCGATTTTGCTCGCGCCGAAACACGGCCTTGAGCATGTCGAGACGCGTCACACACACATGGTGAACAATCGCAGTGGCACTGAGCCCGACGATGGCGAGGTCGTTATCGTGTTGCGCAAGAGCGCCTGATTGCCCTAGATCGTTGCCACGGCGGTATTTCACGTCATCTTATTGGAGCACATGTCGTGGCGAGAATCAGGCCACTACCGATCGCAGAGCCTATGCCGCGTGATCTCGGCGGTCGTCCCGAGTTTCGGCCGACCGCTGAGCAGCGCAAGTATGTGCAGATTTTAGCCGGCCTACAGGTTCCCCATCAGCAGATCGCGCGCATGATCGGTGACGGCATTCACGAGCAGACGATGCGCAAGCACTTCGCCGTTGAGTTACAGAACGGCAAGGACGCGCTCGTGGCGTCGCTCAAGACGATGGTGGTGAAAGCCGCGCAGAATGGATCTGTGCGTGCTCAGACCTGGCTTTTGGAGCGCCTGGCCGGGCCTGAGTTCGCGCCTCAGATGCGCATTGGCGGCATTGACGGTGCGTCGCCGATCCCTGTCGCGACCGAGACGCAGGTATCGATTTACCTGCCTGACAACAATCGCACGCTGACGATCGTCGATGATGGCATGAGCCGCATCGATGGCTGACGCATCTTCGCTATTGACAGGCGATTTCGAGAAGGCTCACACACTCTTTATAGCGATTATCTCAGGTACGCGTGCGGGCGCGCAAATGCGCAGGCGGGCGCGCGCGTGCGGGGGAAGAGATTTATGTGTGTGCCTCGCACGCATTGATCGCGCTGTCTGATGGATATCCGCCCGCAGAAGGGCCCACAAGAACAATTCCTTGGGAGTTCTGCGGACATAGCCGTGTTCGGGGGTGCCGCAGGCAGTGGCAAGAGTTGGGCGCTCTTGCTGGAAACCCTCAGGCACGTCACGACGAACCGTCGTTTCGCCGCTGCGTATTTTCGCCGCAACACGACGCAGATCAAAAACCCCGGCGGTCTCTGGGATCAGTCGATGCGTCTCTATCCCTATGTGGGCGGCATTCCGAACCATACGCTGGAATGGCGCTGGCCTGACGGCGGGCGCGTGAAGTTCGGCCATTTGGAGCACGAGGTCTCGAAGCTGGATTGGCACGGCGCGGAATTGCCGCTGATCTGCTTTGATGAACTCTGCACGTTCACCGCGGGCCAGTTCTGGTATCTGCTGTCGCGCAACAGATCCATGTCGGGCGTCAAAGGCTACGTGCGCGCAACTTGTAATCCTGACGCAGATAGTTGGGTCGCGGACCTCATTGCGTGGTGGATCAATCAGGACACCGGTTATCCGATTCCCTGGCGGTCGGGCGTGCTGCGCTGGTTCGTGCGCATCGAAGATCGCCTGGAATGGGCTGACAGCTACGATGAGCTGAAACAGCGGTTGCCTGACAGCGAGCCGAAGTCGCTGACATTCATCGGCGCGACGCTCGCTGACAATCCCGCGCTGATGCAAGCCGATCCCGGCTATCGGGCGAACCTGATGGCGATGCAGCTTGTCGAGAGAGAGCGGTTGTTGGGGGGCAATTGGAAGATCAGGCCCTCGGCCGGCCTCTATTTCCGCCGCGAGTGGTGCACCGTCGTCGATGCAGCGCCCGCGGTGATGAGCGTCAAGCGCGGCTGGGATCTTGCGGCGACAGCGTTCACCGGCACTAATAACCCCGACTGGACGTGCGGCGTGAAGATGGGCCGGACGCCGCAGGGGCACTATTACGTTCTCGACGCGCGCTGGATGCGCGGCAATCCGGGTGAGGTGCGACGCTTCATTGGCAACGTCGCAAGCGAGGACACCGACAGCGTGCATATCCAGATCCCGCAAGATCCCGGTTCAGCGGGCAAGGATCAGGTGCAGTCGATCGTCGGCAGTCTGCCCGGCTATGTCGTGCGCTTCGCGACGAACAACGGCGACAAGCTGACGCGCTTCTCGCCGTTCAGCGCGCAGTGCGAGGCCGGCAACGTCTCGATCGTGCGCGGTCCGTGGAATGAACGCTTTCTCAGCGAACTCGAAGCATTTCCCGAGGCGCTGCATGACGACTGCCCGGACGCGACGAGCACCGCGTTCAAGAGCCTCACCGCGTATTTCGTCACCATCGGCACCGGCTTCGTCGGCATCGCGTCGCGTGAGCAAGAGGGCTGGTCAGTTCTGGAGTAGAGAAGCGATGTCCGACCCGGTCAGCAAACTCGGCCCGCCTGCTTCTGACCCCCCGGCCGCGCGCAACGCGCAGTGGGGTGTCGCGACGTATGGCGCGCCGGTGTTCGACGACGGCATGACGTTCCGCGAATACGGCCAGACCGGCCTCAGGCAGTATTCCGGCTGGGTGCGCGAGGAATTCCTGCCGCAATTGCAGGGGCGGCAAGCCGCGCGCGTCTATCGCGAGATGCAGGACAATAACGCGACGATCGGCGCGATGCTGTTCGCGATCACCCAGACGATGCGCAAGATCGAATGGCGGGTGCGCGCGGCGAACACGACGCCCGAGGCGCTGTCTGAGGCGCAGTTCGCCGACACGCTGCGCTTTGACATGAGCCACACCTGGGAAGATTTCATCGCCGAGGCGCTGTCGATGCTGACATACGGCTTCGCGCCGTTCGAGATCGTCTACAAGCGCCGCCTCGGCCGCCAGCCCGACCGCTCCGCCGAGGGCGACGATGCGCCCGCGTCGAGCCAGTTCGATGACGGCCGCATCGGCATCCGCAAGCTACCGATCCGTGGTCAGGACACCATCATCAGGTGGTTTTTCGGCCCGAACGGCGAAGTGCTCGGCCTGACGCAGCAGCCGTTCACCGGAACAATCAACAATATTCCCATAGAGAAGCTGCTGTTGTTCCGTCCCGCCGCGCACAAGAACAATCCGGAAGGCCGGTCTGTTCTTCGCAACTGCTACCGTTCTTGGTATTTCCTCAAGAGGTTCGAAGAAGAAGAAGCGATTTTCTATGAGCGCATGAGCGGCGTCCCGGTGATGTGGGTGCCGCAGGAGCTTATGGACGCCGCGGCCGCCGGCGATCCGAACGCTGTCGCGCAGGTCAACGCGTACAAGAAGATGGTGACGAACACCAAGATCGGCGAGCAGATGGGCTTGTTGCTGCCGTCGAACACCTGGCCGAACGCAATGGGCGCGCAGGGCAGCACTCGCATGTATGAATTCCAGTTGGTCACTCCGCAGGGGCGCGCGCAGGTCGATAGTGACAAGGTGATCTCGCGCCATCGTCTCGACATGCTGATGACCGTGCTCGGCGATTTCATCGCGCTTGGCCATGCATCGCACGGCACGCAATCGCTGGCGGAGAGCAAGGTCGATATGTTTTTTCAGGCCATCGAAGGCTGGGTGAACAGCATAGCCGCCGTCGTCAACCGCTACCTGTTGCCGCGTGTTTGGGAATTGAACGGCCTCGATCCCGCGCTGATGCCGGAGTATGAGCCTGATCTCGCGCAGCGCATCGATATCGCCGCGCTCGGCGATTTCGTCGTCAAGCTGGCGCAGTCGGGAATGCAGATGTTTCCTGACCCGGACCTCGAGAACTATCTGCGCAACGCGGCGGGCATGCCCGATCTCAACGATACCGCCTATGCCGGGAATGCCGCGACATCGACCGACAGCGTGAAAGTCACCGATCTCGATCAGAACGCGCCCGGCCGCGCATGGCCGAAACCTGCGGCCGCGAAATCGCCGACTAATCCGAACGCTCCGGCGCAGCCGCAGGCGCGATACGTGACGAATGCGACTGATGAAGCGCGCGGCCTCGGCCTGATCGACGAGCCGAAGAACCCGAACATCAAGAAAGCGGTCGAAGACATGCTCGCCGCTGGAGCCGATCGGATGCGCAGGCGTCATCTGGCCGATGCGTGATGTTGCCTGTCCTGCTGCGGCCTGATCAGATCCAGCCCGCCGACGACGCCGCACGGCTGTTCGCTGAGCACGGCGAGCACGCCGTCGCGCGCACGCTCCGCGATACGCTCACCGCACTCGGCCAGACCTTTGACCAGGCCGGGCTTGCGCGCCTGATCGCGGAGAACCGCTTTACCGAGATTTGGCGGCATCTCGCGATCGAGCGGCTGCGCCACGCGTTGCGCCCCACCCTCAACCGGCTCGCGATCATCCATGATCAGGCGGCGAACAGTGCAAGCCTCGCGATTCCGCACGCTCACCTGCTCGCCAAGGCGGCGCCGAAGAACACCAAGACGCCGGCGGTGATCAATCTGACCTATGATCCGCTGAACGCCGATACCGTCGCTGCGCAGAACGCGACGAACGATGCGCTTGCCGCAGCGATCGAAGACCAGGCGATCCGCACCGCGCAGCAGATCCTCAGCGACGGCCTCGCCAAGCGGATTGCGCCCGCGCAGATCGCGCGCAGCTTGCGCGAGACGCTGGGCATGAGCGAACTCGAAGCCGCGGCGATCGAAAGCTACCGCCGCGCGCTGCAATCAGGCACGGCGTCGTCGCTGAGCCGCGCGCTGCGCGATCGCCGGTTCGATGCGCGCGTGCTCAGAGGCGACATGAGCGATGATCAGATCGATCAGATGACGCAGCGCTATGCCGATCGCTATCGCGCCTTCCGCGCGCTGCGCATCGCGCGCACCGAATCGCTGCGCGCCGCCAATCAAGGCCGTCGCGCCGCCTGGGTGCAGTATGCCGACGCGACCGGGCGCGGCGTGCGTCGCTTCTGGCAGACGGCGGGCGATGAGATCGTTTGTGCGGTGTGTGCGCCGATCCCCGGCATGAACCCCGAGGGCGTCGCACTCGATGAGCCGTATGCGACGCCGAAAGGGCCGATGATGATGCCGCCCGCGCATCCGAACTGCCGGTGCACCGAACGTTTCGCGCGCTTCGCGGGCGGCGCATCATCATCAGGTGTTGGAAGACGCATCGAAAGCGATTATGGCGAGTGAGAACAATGCAGACCTTCCTTGAGGTAATGAAAGAGCAGCCCGGCGTCGGCGACGTTCATGTCGCGACCGCGCTCGGCAATGCGCGTGGTCAACGTGACCGCAGGCGGCGGCTGAGGCGCAAGTTCGATAGCGGCGATCCGCCGATCTCGATGATTAAAAGCGACGGCGCAGACTGTGCGTTCTCAATCACTGTGCCGATCCTGAAGTATGATGAGGA